ATGCTGTGGCGAAGCTCTACGGAAGCAAGGTCCCAGAAGCCGGAGATAATATCCTTGGATGGTCTCCTAGAATCGCTGAAGAACTTCGGGCTGCCGTAGCGACTGGTGGGGATGTCCAAGTTCCGTTGGCCGATTGGCTGGCGAAGGTGGATCCAGAAGTTGCTAAGGAGCTTCATGATGATATTAGGGTTAGGCCGGGAGGGGTTACGAAGAATGAGAAGGTAGCAGAGGCTGAGGCCAAGGAGGGTCTTGCTGAACCTCCCAAGCCTACCGAAATCATCCCCGAACCTCTCCCATCCGTTCGTGGAGCCTCGGGTCTTGAACCGATGTTTTCCATTGGCGATCGGAAGCTGACGTTAGAAAAGCAGCCTGGAAAGGAGCCTAGCCTTGATGACCCAACAATTGAGTCCGATCGCTTTAACATCATGGACGAGAATGGTCTTCGTAGGGGGTTCGTTCGAGTTGTTCCATATAATAACGGCAAGAGACTTTATGTAGATAATATAGGAGGAATGAAAGGGGCCAATATGTTTGGTCCAGCTTTGACTAGAGACCTTGCTCGCCAACTTAAGGAACACTATCCAGAAGCTGAAGAGATTGGCGGCTTCCGTATCTCTGGCGCAAGGGAGAGAGCGGGGACTGAGAAGGAGATTTGGATCAAGTTCGATGAGTTAGAAGGGCCGAGGGGTTGGACCCATGTTGAGGCCCTTCGAAACCTATTCGAGACCACTCAAGTCGATGTGGGCAAAGGAGGCATCCTTCATTATACCCCTGAGTTTGTAGAGTATGAAGAACAAGCCGATAAGATAATTCGAGATACTTTAGCTAAGATTGCTCCTGATGCTAAGGTCTTCACACCAAGTCATATTGAAGTCCCCGGCAAGCCTGCGGCCATGCGCGGTGGCTTCATGCTGCCACACTGGAAGCAGAACCCTTGGATTGTAGTTGCCTTAGATGCTGGCGATACCCTAGGCGTCGCTCGCCATGAGGCAGTCCACTACCTCAAGCAATTCGGCTTCTTCAAAGAGGGCGAATGGGATACTCTATCTCGGGCTGCCAGAGAACAAGATTGGATTAAGAAGTTCAATATCGACAAGCGATATCCCGAGTTTGACATGCCGCGTAAACTCGAAGAGTCCATCGCCGAAGGCTATCGCCATTGGGCTCGGGGTGAAGAGGTTTCACCAAGGCTCCATCCTATCTTCGAACGGTTGAAAGAACTCTTCGACTCCCTCAAGTCCCAACTTAAAGAACTCCTCGGGCGAGAGCCTACCTGGGAAGAACTCTTCCAAAAGATGGATACAGGCGAAGTCGGTGCGAGGGAGCCAAGGGGCCATGCTGGTGGAGCGTTCCTTAAGCCTTCTATGATGGAAGGCGAAGAGCCTATGTTCGACAAGGCTGCCGCCGTCGGTATGACAGCGGATCAGTTCAAGCGGTATATGAAGCTTATCGATCAACGCCATACCGAAGATCTAGCAGCGGCTCAGGCTCGTGCTGAGAAGGAACAAGGCAAGCGCCTAACCAAAGAATGGAAAGATAATGAGAAGCAAGTTCGTCAAGACGTTTCAGATAGCATTCGCCAACGCCCAGATGTGGCTGCGGATTTATTCTTCGGTGCTGGAGAATTGTATGGAAATAAGATATCGAGCCGTGTCAAGATTGGCGAAGGGTTTATAACCCCTGAGCAGAGAGCAAAGCTACCTAAGGACTACGTCTCCAAGTCCGGTGTGAACCCTGACGACTTCGCAGGGGTCTTTGGTTATGGCTCAGGTGCGGCGATGGTTGATCGTTTAGGGGAGTATAACGAGGCGAAGATGCAGGCTGGCATGTCTGCTAAGAACTATGTCAAACGAGTCACTGATCTTGAGACTCAACGGCAGATGGAGATCAAGTATGGATCGCTTGAGAAATCGATCCTCGATGAGGCTAAAGACCAAGCGATCTCCGAGACCCAGCTTGACCTACTACATGAAGAAGTCCTTGCCTTAGGCATCAAGGCTGGTGGGAAATTCTCAATCACCAAGGATCAACTTAAGTCTTGGGTCAAGGGAGAATTTGAACAAACCCCTCTTCGATCGATCGACACTAATAAGTTCCTAGCCTCTGCTGGCAAAGCTGGCAAGGCTGCTGAGATGGGCTTACTTAAGGAAGACTATGCTGGCGCCTTCCGTGCGAAGCAACAGCAATATCTCGCTATGCAGATGGCGACCGAGGCCAAGAAGTTAGAGAAGCAGATGGGCCAGTTTGACAAGCTCGCTAAGCGCTTATCTGCTAGAGACCAACCTTCCTTGGACTCTACCTATGTTCCCTATATCCACCAAATCCTTTTCCAAGTCGGGCGCCAAGTCAAACGCTCAGTCCAAGACCTGCAATCTGCCCTCGCCTATCAAGGCAAGACCTTAGAAGAGTTCGTCGATTTCAAACAACAACACGATCTTAGAGAAATCCCAGTCGCTGAGTTCCTACTCGACCCTGCCTTCAAGAAGGAGTTTGAGAACCTGACGACCGAAGAGTTCAGGGCGGTCCATGACTCTATTCGCTCCCTCAATGCTAACGCCCGAGACGAACTCAAAATCTACAAGGCAGGCGAGGCTGCGGACCTAGCTGATATCAAAACCCAAATGATAGACCAACTCCGGGCTTTCAAGGAGAAGTTCTATGATGCCAAAGGCGGACGATGGATGCTTGGTGTCATCCCTCCTAAGGTCGCAAGCATCATCCGTACCTACGGTGCCGCTCATCTTCAGATGGAAGCACTGTTCAATCGTTGGGATCGTGGTGATCCTCGTGGGGTGTTTAGTCAATACGTCATGAGGGACCTAGCCGCAGCAGCGAACTCCGAGGCTGCGTTGGAGAAGAAATATTCCCGGGCTTTGAAGGACATCCCTTCGCCGAAGGACTTGAAGAAGCAGGTGGATAACCCAATCTTCAAGGACCCTGTATCTCAGGCCGGTGGGGCCGAAGGGTATCTAATGTCCTTCACTAGAGAGAACATGCTGGCGATTCTTCTCGACGCAGGCAATGAATCCAACCTTGTCAAGCGAGCTAAAGGCTATGGGCTTCATCGTGCACAGGTTACTGACTGGCTTAATACCCATGCTGCTAAGGAAGATTGGGATTGGGCTCAGAAGATATGGGATACCTTCTCAGAGATCAAGAAAGAATCCGACGTTATGTATCGATCAATCTCTGGAGTTGAACCTGAGGCGATTGATATTAAGCCAATCCAGACCCCACACGGCGAGTATGCTGGTGGATACTACCCCATTATCTTCCACCCCGAATTCGAAGGAACCTCTCGAAAGCTTATGGGAGGCGATGCCCTTGAGCAAGAGAACTTCCATCGAGCGGTTACTCCAGCAGGGTATACGAAGAAACGAACTGCGTATGCCGCTCCTATGTCCCTCGACCTTGACATGCTCCCAGTCCGTATGCGCCAGATGCTTCATGACATTGCTATGCGCCCGGCGATTATAAATGCAGGGAAGATTTTCTATGACCACGATGTGAGGAATATGATCACTAAGCACTATGGAGCAGAATATCGGGAGATGCTGATCCCTTACCTTAAGGACGTAGCAAACTCAGCCAACTTCCGGGATGATGCAAGCCGCAGATTTACTAACCTCTCTGAGTTCATTCGCCAGAATATGGTCTCGACCCTCATCGGCCTAAACCCCGGCACCGTGATGAAGCATGGACCGACAGCGGCAATTAACTCCTTAACTGAGGTAGGGATAGCCAACTTCTCCAAAGCCGTCACTGGACTCATGTCGATCAATGAACAGACTGGCGAAAGCAATTGGAAGTTTGCTATGGAGACGAGTGAAGAACTCCAGCGTCGGCATAGGAACTATAGCGAGACCCTCAGTGGTGCGACGCAGAGTATGGCTCCGACTTCGAAATACGAATCAATGAGGGAGAACCTAATCAAGTTCTCAGCCACACCTGTCGCCATCTCTGACCTTCTCTCAGCTGTCCCAACTTGGCTCGCCAAGTATAAGTCCGAAATGGCCGACCATGGTGTACATGGCGATGCGATCTACGAAGCCGATCGTGCTGTCCGTCGAGCCCACGGCTCAGTCGCCATTACCAACCGTGCAGGTGTCATGCGGACTGGGCCAATGGGATCATGGCTCGCATCGGTCTATGGCTTCTTCTCCCACATCGTCAATCGCCAGTTCGAACTCATGTGGCGATCGGGGGATGCCTTTGGGATGGTTAAGGAAGGGGACTACAAAGGAGCAATGGCTGAGGTACCGAAGTTGACTACGATGCTATTCTCCTACGTCATCCTTCCAGCCTTGATTGAAGAGATGGTTACTCCGCTTGCTAGTGATGATAAGGAATCCTGGGGTAAGAAGGCTGCTAAGGGCCTCGCCTATACTCTTGGTGCTAGCTGGATTGGGGTTCGAGACTTAGCCTCTGCCTTGCTTCGAGGCCAGGACCCGGCGATTGGGTTGTTCTCTACAGGTGCTAAGACCATAACCGATATGGGTCGCGATCTAAGTAAGGATCGCCCATTATCTAAGGACCACGCAGGTCGAGTGATCCAGCACGGTGCAACTCTAATGGGTACCCTAACTGGCCTCACCAATGCCCAAATGGGCAAGACCGCTCGCTTCGGCTACGATGTATCCACCGGCAAAGAACGTCCCAAAGGCCCATGGGGCTGGATGGTCGGGGCTAGATTCGGCACTACTGAAAAGCATTCGAAGACTTTCGACGAATGGCTTAGGCATCACTAAGGAAAACCTATGACCTACTCCCTTCTCTGGCTACCTAAAGTCCTAACCGACGCAGGGCTGACGGTGATCGAAGTCCCCGGCTGGCAAAATAGAGGGCATGGCGATGAAGGAAAGGTTCTCGGGGTTCTTTGTCACCATACTTGCGGACCCTTACATGGCGATCTGCCTGATCTTAATGTGCTCATCGATGGCAGGCCTGATCTTGGCGGTCCTTTATGCAATCTTGGTCTGGGACGGAGTGGTCACTATTGGATGATAGCCGCAGGCAAAGGCTGGCATGCAGGACGAGGGAACTGGCAAGGGATTACTGATGGCAATGCCCACTTAATTGGCATCGAAGCTGAGAACACAGGCGATAGCCGAGACCCTTGGCCACAGGTCCAGATGGATGCTTACAAGCGAGGCTGTGCAGCGATCCTTAAACACATTGGTGCTGGCCCAATCATGTGTGCGGGGCATAAGGAGTACGCCTTACCGCATGGCCGTAAGGATGATCCTAGCTTCGACATGGTTATGTTCCGTAAGGACGTAGCGAAGTTGATGATAGGTTGGGTGCCACCGCCTCAGCCCCCACCAATACCAGTTCGACCAATACCCAAGCCTCAGCCCGAAAAGGGAATCCCCGTTTCGCTTGACCCTTTCGAAATCGCCGCTCATGCTGTGGACCCTGATGCAACCTAGGAGAACCAAATGACTACCGATCAAGTTATGGCCTTACTTCGACAAGTTATGCCGATCGTCGGCACGATGCTTACTGTCTTCGGTCTTTCCTCTGCTACCGCTAACAACATCGTCAACCTCGTCATGACCGGTGCTGGTCCTACTATAACCCTAGCTGGTATCATCTGGTCCTTCATCGCCAATACTCGGGCCTCAATCATGGCTGCTGCGGCTAAGCCGGTAGCTCCAGGTGTTCCTGCTCCGCAGATTGTCCTGCCCCCACAAGAAGCAGCTTTGGCTCA